GCCACCACCGCCACCGCCGGCAATCATGAATAAATCTATATTAGAAACGACGGTTGGTTTTCTAGTTAGATTAAATGTTCCATCTTGAGTAAAAATATGATATTTATAGGTCACAGGTTGACCGTTTTCTATTACATCTATTGTTTTACTAATACCACCGTACCCAGATAACTGAGCCGCGGATGCATCTGCAATTGTCACATCCCCACTAGGTTGCGCAAAATTAGTAGAAATTGGAGTATCAGAAACTAATAAACGAAACTTAGATATCTTACCTGTAGGTACACAATTAGCTGCCGCTTTAAAACGCATAATAGTTTTGTGGGCACCTGCTGTACCAGAAACACCTGTACCAGTTATAAATACATTTGCATTACCTACCATATATGTTGTATCTAATACAACATTACCAGTTGTATCCAAGGTCGTAACACCGACAAATGTATTTGCATCGGGAATAACATTGTTATTATCCGATACTGCAGGTAATATTGTTCTATAATATAATGTCGCTCCTGCGCCATAATTGGGATGGGTTAATTCGAAGGTTAAAACTTCATCTTCAGATATAAAACTTGGTCCGAATATAGCTAAAGAAGGAGTACCTCTTGAAGTAGAAGTATCTAGAATAGTTACCTTGCCGCCCTGAGCCTGTTGAGAACCAATAGTATATTCCCCGGTCGTTTGATTTTTTGATACTGTATATAAACGAACTTCGAAACTTTCGTCACCCTCAATGTCACTATTTCTATCGGGATTAACTTGTATACTAAATCTACCTTCTCTTGCATCATTTAATTCAAATGTTCTTGCTTCAAAAAATGCAGTATGTAAAGTTGGATTATTGGCAAACTGATATTGGGCAAGAGATTTTTCTTCAGTAACAAAATTACCCACACCAGAATAAAGAAAATCTGTAGCAGTAATTCTTCCTGACAACGGTACCAATTCCCAGAAAACTAATTGCCCGGGATTTTGATTTTTTGCAGTAACGTTAAAATATACAATATCCGAAAGCTTTTCACTTAGTAATGATTTAGTCGGAGAAATTAGCCAACCTGCAGTTTTCTTAGCTCCATAAAAATATGAAAGATTATCTCCAGATTTGCCTAGATTAGTTAATGTAACTAAAGAATCGCCAGGTATAGCCTTTGGTCTCTCAAAAACTTCAACTGAAGAAGATGGAGGTATTGAAAATCTTTTCAATATAGTTGCAGCAATAGGATATGTACTTATTGGAAAATCGGTATCATACGTAATACCTTCGGGCATTATTCTAATATAACAACTAACAGGTAATAAATTGGAACTTTCGTTTACCAACAATAAACTTTCTGCAACAACAGGATTTTTATCTTGAGTGGTATTCAATATAACAGTTTCAACATTACTTGTCAATTTACCACCAGGGCCACCTCCAGTTGAAGGATCTTCAAATATAAAATCCGTATCGCTGGATTGTTGATATGATATATAGAATGAAACTAAATTAGGTTGACGTACACCGTTTTGATCTCGGACACTAGCTTGTATAACGTCGCCCTGAGCAAATACTAAAGGTTTTAATAATAATTCAAAAGCAGTATTTGAGGACAACGCATAGTCGGTTGTCATAGTAGGATTTACAGTATAACCTGCTCGTGTACTATAAATTACATTACAAGTAAGATATACTAAATTACTTTCGGATATATTTGTAGCTAATATGGAATATGCTATATATGGTAGTCCATCATTAGGTGGGAATACTATAATATTAGAATCAGTTAAATCTGGTTTTTTTGCAGAATATTTAATTACGCCGGTGTTATATAAACCTAGACCACTATCATCACCCTTAGTAGAAATAATACCATCTGCAGATAAGTTAATACCTTTACCTGCACCAAATAATGCTCGTACTCGAGGCTCAGTAAAGAATAACTGACGATCCCCTTCAGTAATTTGATCGGAATTTAATTCCACCCATGTTCTATTACGGGTTCCTCCCACAGTAAGAACATATTTTTTTGCTGGGTCGGCATTATCCGGTACACCTAAGTCGGGTTCTGCTTGATCTAAACTTAGAAATTCAAAACGATCTGCACTTAAATTTGCACCGTATTTCTTTTCTACCTTACCTGATACTAATCTTGACATTGTTAATAACCCTTAGTGTATTTCATTATATTTATAATTAGTTTGCAGACTCAAGAATGCCTAGAATTAATTGAACAGTATTATTAGCAGCGGCAAAAGAAGATACACTTTGATTTGTTTCCAAAACTAATTTACTACCCGGGCTAATAACAGCCAAGGCGTCTCCGGCAGGAACTCTAAAACCGGCAGCTAAAGCAGTTTTATTGCCATCTGTGCCTACATGGTAAAAACTAACTGCTGCAGTATTACTACTAATATTAGTTGCCTGAATAGATAAGAAAATTGCAGTCTTACCTCTAGGAGCACTATATAATAACTTTTCTTCAGTTGTTAGATCTGCGGTTACTGTTCTAAATACGTTTAATGCTGCCATTTTTTATCCTTCGATTGCTAATATGTAGGGCGTCATTACTGCGAACAACGACTTATTAAATGTCTCACCTACGATTGTACCGTCTACTCTATTAAATAACAATCCCTTACCAATTCTAAAATCGCCCTGTTGGTCTGTACTGGTGAAATAAACTCTACCACCACCATCTTCTGTTATTTCATTTGCCTGAATAGGTACGCCGCCAGCATAAGGAAGCGCTGTCGCTAATTCGGTACCAGATCCAATATATTCAAAGGTATAACCCAGAGCAGAAATGTAACTTGGTTGATGGAAAGATACAGAACAATTACTTACAAATGTATCATTAATTGTTTCCAAGAATCTAACAACTGAAGTATTACCTTGTAACGGGGTACTTGTCTTAACAGTATAGAATTGTTGCGTACCATTACTGATTGTTGCCCAATTTCTATCAACATATCCAGCAACTTCTTCAGTAATATATTCTCTATTTGCAAGAATAATCTTAGTAGCATTTTGTACATTAGTACTAATGTTTGCAGTGTATTGGATTGGTATCTTTGCCCCAGCAACGCTAGGACCATTCTTAATAATATTAGAGATTAGTTTAATATTATTTATTACAATATTTGCTTCCGCAGAAGTAACCGCAGGTGCTGCTGTTGTATTCTGTGCAATTTTTCTTTGATTTGGTGGATCAAATAATTCTTCATTAATAAATGCAATAGTCTCAGCTTTAATGTAGTCTCTATTTGCAAGAATTAATTTTGCTGCATTTACTACATTTGGATTGGTGTTTGCAGTTAATCCTATAGGAGTTTTTGCCCCAGCAAGAGAAGGTCCGCTCTTAATAATGCTCTTAATTAAATCAATATTTGTAAGAATTGCGTTCGCTTCTGCACTTGTTGCTGCAGGCGCTGCCGAGGTATTTTGTTTATAATCAAATTGATAAGGAGGATCAAATACTTCTTTACCTAGATATGCAATTGTTTCTGCCTTAATAAAATCTCTATTTGCAAGAATTAATCTAGCAGCATTTAATGCATTTGCATCCGGATTTGTAGATGGCCTAATAGGATATTTTGTTCCTGCAACCGAAGGTCCATTAGCAATAATATCTGTAATTAAACTTACCTTTTGCAATGATACATTTGCTTCATTTGATGTAGCAAAAGCAGCCGCTCTGGTATTTTGTTTATACACATCTTGATACGGAGGATCGAAGAATTGAGAATTTACGTATGCAAGTACTTCGGCCTTAATAAAATCTTTGTTTGCTAATAATAAAGATACGGCGTTTTGAACACTTGTATTTGCATTAGCAGTCTTTTGTATTGGATACTTAGTACCACCATATTCTGGACCATAATTAATAATTCTATTAATTAATCCAAGCCTATTCAATACAATATTTGCTTGAGCAGTAGTTGCTGCAGCAGCTGCTGTAGTATTTTGCGTATAATCTGTTTGATATGTTGATGCCAAAGTATTAGCAGTAATTATATTAGTTACAATAGAACCAATATAATCATAGGCCTTAGATGTTTGTGCAACTTGATTTCTAATTTGTGTTTGACCAGAGTCAAAGTTATAGTAATAAACACCTGAGGTAATAGCTTGTCTATTACCACCATGTCTTAAATCAAAAGCAATACTATCTAAAATATATCCAACATCGCGAGAACAGGTTACTTGTGCATTACCTACACCCACAAAATTATTTGCATTAGCAAAGAATCCGGGATATTGTTGATTTACATATGCCAACACCTCAGCCTTAATAAATGCATTATTTTGATAAATCAAATTAGCAGCATGATTAACATATGCATTTATGTTCGCAGGATAATTATTTGGAATAACTCTATCTGTTACACCAACAGTACCATTTTGAATAATATCTGTAATTAAATTAAACTCGGAAATAATAGTATTTCCTTCGTTCGAGGTCGCAGCATTTCCTGCAGTTGCAAATACTTGAGGAACTCCAATTTGAATATTTGCAATTCGGACATTAGCAACAATATTTGCGGTAATTACCTTAGCATAATTCAATGCAGCAATCGTCTCTTCTGCTTGATTAGGAATATCGGATTCTGCTTGTGCCCAGTATTGTAGACCGGCAAATTTAGATTGAGAATCGCTATCATATCCTAAGTCAAATGCCAAGGAATCTACAACTAATCCAGTATCTCTTGCGCACTTATCTTGATTATATGTTGAGCCGAATCTTGTTCCAACAACAATATTCTTAACCATATTACCAATAAAATTATATGCCTTAACAGTAGGCGCAATTTGATTTTTAATTTGTGTTGAATTTGTATCGAAATTGTAGTAATAAACACCGCTTTGAATAGCTTGTCTATTTCCGCCGTGTTGTAAATCGAATATTAAACTATCTAAAATATATCCAACATCGCGCGAGCAAGTCGCTTGTGCGTTTGCAGCATCAATAAAATTTAAAGTATTACTAAAGAATCCGGGATATGTATCATTGATGAAGGCAATAACTTCTGCCTTAATAAACGAATTATTAAGATAAATTAGATTAGATGCATTTAGGATATTTACATTACTACTCTTATCTAAACCATTAGGAACTATTCTATCTGTTACACCAACAGTACCATTTTGAATTATATCCGTAACAGTATTAAAACCGGTGGATATAATATTGGATTCGTTTGTTGTACCAGGTATACCTCTAACTTGAGGAACAATAATTTGTCTAGGAAGTATTGCTACGTTAGAAATAACATTAGATGTAACTGTTTTTGCATAATTCAATGCGGCAATTGTTTGTACAGATTGATTAGGAATATCAGATTCTGCTTGTGCCCAGTATTGTAGACCGGCAAATTTAGATTGGGTATTGCTTCCATATGCAACATCCATCGCAATAGAATCAACTATTAAACCGGTATCTCTTTCACATTTTTCTTGATTATAAATGCCAAACTTTTTACCTACGACAATATCTTTAATCATACTACCAATAAAGTCGTATGCGGCATTTGTTTGTACTATCTGGTCTTTAATCTGTGTTTGATTAGCATTAAAGTTATAGTAATAAACGCCACTTTGTATTGCTTGTTTATTACCGCCATGTTTTAAGTCAAATGTAATACTATCTAAAATATAACCAACATCGCGAGAACAAGTGGCTCTTGCATTTGCAACATCAATAAAATTATTTGCATTAGCAAAGAACCCTGGGTATGCCAAATCAATATATGCAAGAACTTCTGTTTGAATGAAAGATTTATTTAACTGTAATAGATTTGCTGCTTGTACAATGTTAGCATTGGTGTTGGCAGGATAACTATTAGGAATAATCTGATTAGTTACGTTAGCGGTACCATTCAAAATTATATTTGATATTAACGATAATTCTTGCACCAATGTATTTGCTTCTGAGGATGTTGCTGCAACACCTCGAACCTGAGAAACATTGGATTGAAGATTAGGTACAAGAATATTCAATACTACATTTGCTGCCAAATTTGCAGTTTGTTTTATTGCTGCAAGAGTCTGAGGAGATTGATTAGGAATATCAGAAGTAGATTGTGCCCAATATTGCAGACCAGCAAATTTTGATTGACTATTTCCAGAATATGCTAAATCGAATAATAATGAATCTACAATTAAACCAGTATCTCTTGCACATTTTACCTGGTCATATGCAGAAACTGGCTTATTCTGTAAAATATTACCAATGATTGTACCTATGAAATCATAAGCTGCGCTTGTTTGTATAATTTGATTTTGTACTTGCGTATTTGCAGAATTAAAGTTATAGTAATAAACACCGCTTTGTATTGCTTGTTTATTACCGCCGTGTAATAGGTCAAACCTTACGCTATCAATTAAATAACCAACATCGCGAGAACAAGTATTAGCAGCACCTATTGGGCTAACAAAATTATTTGCATTAGCAAAGAAACCAGGATACGTTTTATTTACAAACGCAATAACCTCAGCCTTGATGAAGTTATTATTTAAATATAGTAAATTAGATGCATTTTGAATATTAGCATCAGTTAAAGCAGGAAATTTATTAGGAACAATTCTATCAGTGATACTAACAGTACCATTTTGAATAATATCCTTAATTAAATTAAATTCCGATTTAATTTTTAGTACGCTAACATCTCCAGAAGGTACTCCAAATATTTGTAAAACATTACCTTGAATGTTAGATACTCTTACGTTAGCTACAAGATTTGCCGCAACATCTGCAGCATACATAAATGCCGCAATAGTTTCTTCTGCTTGAGTTGGTATAGACGAACTACCCTGTTCCCAATATTGCAGACCAGCAAATTTAGATTGGCTATTACCGGAATATGCCAAATCAAATGCCAGAGAATCTACAACTAGACCAGTATCTCTCTTACATTTTTCTCTATTGTAACTTGCAAACAGAACAGCATCACCGTAACTTGGTTTACGACCAAGATCAGAAAGAGTAAATAATAATTCTTCGCCTGTATCCTCGATGCTATCCAATTTACCATAGTATAGAGGTTTACTTACACCGCGGGCAACAAGAGCTCTATTACCAAAAGATGCGTTAGAGTTTGTGATAGAACAGAAGCCTCCATTTTCACAAAGAACAGCGATATCGCAGCAAATTGTAAATACAGAAACTAGCTGAGTATATCCTCGATTTAACATATGTATACCGATACCACCAGAATTAGTCTGGGTGTACGAGTCACAAACCATTGAACGTAAACCTTCTACGTAATTACCGTCAACTCTCATACCACAACCTGTTGTTGTAATAGATGATGAGTTTTGAATATATGGGCTGGTTGTAATTATACCTGCGGAACCATCTGGATTATATGAGAATACTGCAGATGGAGCTAAGTGATCTCTGAATGTAATACCGGTAGCATAGGAACCGTTATTAACATAGAACATATCTTGCGTAAGATTTGCTGGTCGAATAATAACTGTTCGTAAGCTATCCCCAACCAAACCAACTCTTTTACCAATATTTACAGGTTGATTATATAATGTATAATCTCCAGCTTTAACATATACTGTAGTTAATTCTGTTGCTCTAGCTAAAGCTACGTGCACGTTTGCAACAGCGTTTGCTAGTGTTCTACCATCATATGCATCATTACCAGATTGCGAAACATATAATACATTAGCAGTTGGTCGTAATGCCTCTGATCTTAATAATGCAATACTTTGATTTAAGATGGGTAGTGTTGCTACAGTTTCTCCACCAATAAAGACGTTGGAACCTTGAGCAACATTAATATTACCAGAAACACCGACGCCGGTGTCAACAATTAATCCCCCAGTTGTTGATGAGGTCGATGGTGCTCCCGTAGCAGTAATTCTACTGTTACCCGAAACTAATATGCCGTCTTTTATTTTAAACTGTGACATTTGTTATCCTATTCGTACAATCTACTTAATTGTATATTCTGTAAAGTTTCACGTTCGCAACATACCCTACAGATGCCTTGCCATATAATTGAACATCACCGTTATTTATGTTGGCAGTTAGAGTAACAATTTCCTCATTTGGATCGGATTGTAACATACCAAATTGATTATTATACGTTATAACCTTATCATGAAGTAGCATATATTTTCCTGATGCATATTTTTGCCCACCCCCGGTTGTAATAAACGTATAAAAATATTCTGCAGCAGTGTACGTATTTGTACTAAATGAATCTAATAATGTAACTGTACCACTATTAACATTTGGAACTATTGTATATACTGCCTTACCGTTTAGATAATCGCTAGGTACAGGAATATTGAAATATTCTGAACCATCATTACTAAATTGCCATTTATCTGTAGCTTCATTCCATTTTAAAGCTACATTAGGTTGATTGCCGCGTTTAATTGTTACAAATGCGTCTCTAACCGGCGTTGCCAATACATTCGCATTTGCATTTAAAACAATTTCATTATTATCGATGGTTAATGTTTTAGCCGATGCAATTAGGTTACTTGCAATTAATGTATTTGTTACAATTAAATCTGCAAGAGTAATACTTAAATTAGCTATCGCATTAGGTAAACTACCTCGCAATCTAATATTGCTAAAGTATAAGTTTGTGCCCTCTGTTAAATTACTTGTGGAGAAGTTATTTAAAGTAAGAACTGTGTTTGCTTCATTCGCATAAT